GTCAATTGTCATAATACAGATTATTGGGTTGGTGTAATGAATGCTCATGGGTTCGATCTTTTGATTGAAGAAACTAAAGCAGTTCGCTCAGCTTCAACTATGGAAGCAAATTACATCAATAAGACTGGACTTGTATTTAAGAATAACAACATTTCATAAATAAAGCGTGATTCTTCTATATTATGATTATTATTAATATAGGAGATAACTATGCATGTAACTTTTGAACAGTTGAATGAATTTTTTGATGACACCAACGAAGAGATTGTAGAATCCTTCGTTGGTCCATTGAATGAAACATTTGATGAATTTGAGATTAATAATCCACAACGTATTTCTATGTTTCTTGCTCAAGTTGGGCATGAATCAGGTGGTCTTAGACATCGCAAAGAAAATCTAAATTACTCTGCTGCTGGATTGAATAAGATATTTCCAAAATATTTTATTCGTGCTGGCAGAGACGCAAACGAATACCATCGTCAACCAGAAGCTATTGCCAACGTAGTCTATGCTAATCGCATGGGTAATGGTGATGAAGATTCCGGTGATGGTTGGAAGTTCTGTGGTCGTGGTTTAATCCAATTAACAGGACGTAATAACTATACCGCATTTGCTGAGTTCATGGAAATGGATTTGGATGAAGTAGTAGAATACTTAGAAACTCCAGATGGAGCAGCAATGTCTGCTGGATGGTTCTGGGATTCAAGAGACTTAAACAAGTGGGCTGATGAAGGCAATATTATCAAATGTACTAAACTAATTAATGGTGGTACAATTGGTTTGACTGACCGCAAGAAACATTATGAAGAAGCCCTTCATATTTTCGGAGGTTAATAATGGCTAATTTTTCATCAACACTACCAAATCCTGAAGCAGAGCCTACACCACCAGCATCTGTAACAGTAATGGAATCTAAGGATTTTACTCCTAGAACTAATAGAGTATCATCATCTTCTAGTGCAACTGCTGCAACGCCAGAAGCACAACTTGCTCAAATTGATTTTGAGAAAGAGAAGTGGAAGGCCGAACAAGCAAAGCAAAATGAAGATTGGATGAAAACTAAGTGGAGACCAGCAATGGGTTGGCTCTATATGGTTATTTGTTTCTGTGACTTCGTTATGTTTCCAATTTTAGCTATGTTTATGCCAATCTTTATCAAGATGCAATATGTAGCATGGAAATCTATAACACTTGATAACGGTGGTCTTATCCATCTAGCATTTGGTGCTATTCTTGGTATCACTGCATTTGGTCGTACTCAAGAAAAAGTTGCTGGTAAAGCAAAATAAAATAAGGACGGTCATAGTTTTATAAATATAAGATATTATAGGAGTAAACTATGGCCGTACCTTCTACTAGAGCAACATTTAAAGAATATTGCCTGAGATCACTAGGTAAACCAGTACTTGAGATTAACGTCGATGATGATCAAGTTGAAGATCGTATTGATGAAGCTCTCAAGTATTATTGGGATTATCATTTCGATGGCTCTTCTAAGACATATTACAAATATCAGTTAACAGCTGATGATATCACAAATCAGTATATCACTCTTCCTGATAATATCATTGGTGTAGTAAATCTATTTGATATTGGTGATTATACATCTTCTAATAATATTTTTAATATTAGATATCAAATTGCATTGAATGATTTATATACACTTACATTTCAGTCTATGGTTCCTTATTACATGGCATTTCAGCATCTACAATTGATGCAAGAAATTCTAGTTGGAAGACAACCAATCAGATACAATCGTCATAGAAATATAGTTCATATTGATATGAATTGGGACAAAGTTGTTGTTGGTCAGTACATCATATTAGAAGCATATCAGATTGTAGACCCAGACACATATACTGATGCATGGGGTGATAGATGGCTTGCTAGATATGCAACAGCATTAATTAAAAGACAATGGGGTTCTAATATCACAAAATTCAATGGTATTCAGATGCCCGGTGGTATCACATTTAATGGTGAAAAGATTTACAATGATGCTATCGAAGAAATTACTAAATTAGAAGCTGAAATGATTTCTAGTTATAGTCTCCCAGTTCACGATCTTATCGGTTAATACATGCTATCTTTTTTAGAATTTTTAGAAGAAAGAAAAGTTGATCCAGTTGAGCTTGCTAATAGAGCAGCAAGACGCTATGGCAAAAAAGAAAAGTATGGAAAGTGGTTTTCTGCTGAAAAAGGCAAACACATTCCTTTAAAATCATTTAGTGCTAAAACTAGCAATGAAGTCGAAAGAAAATCTGAAAAGGTATATAATAAATTAGGTGGAAGTGAGAAATATCATGCTGCTCATAAATCAACTACTATGAAGATATCAGATTTAAATCCAACTCAGCCATTTGTGAGAACAGATAATCAAGAGAAACTTAAAACTAAAGTTGATGAAAAATCTCCATCTCATATTATTGTAGCTACTCATAAAGGTAAACACTATATCATGGATGGCCATCATGCAGTTGCAGCTGCTGCTTTTAGAGGCGATACGCATGTGCCAGTTAAACATCTAGATATGGACAAATATTAATGGCCACTAATTTTTATTTTAATAATATTGGAGCATCTCAAGAACAGCTACTAGTTGAAAGTCTTGTTATAGAGGCTATCAAGATGTACGGTATTGATATGTTTTATATACCAAGAACAGTAGTAAATAGAGATTCTATCTATAGAGAGCCAGAATATTCTAAATTCGATGAGGCAATTGCCATTGAAATGTATGTAAGAAATGTTGATGGGTTTGATGGTGAAGGCGAGTTTCTTTCTAAGTTTGGTTTAGAAGTTAGACAGCAAATTACTTTCTCTGTTTCAATAAGATCATTTGGCAATGAAGTTTCAAACTATGCATCTAGAGAAGCACCAGTAGAAGGTGATCTAGTATATCTTCCATTGTCAGATGCTGTATATCAAATTAAGTTTGTCGAAAGAAGACCAGTATTCTTTCAGTTGGGCGCATTGCAGACATACGATCTTGTTTGTGAACTATTCGAATATGGAAACGAAGTATTCGATACTGGTATTTCTAATATTGATACATACTATAACAACCTATCTTCTCTCACTTCAGAATATGAACTTGCAACAGAAGCTGGAGTTGTACTAACAACAGAAGACTTAGGAACTACAATTGCTCTTGAAACATATGATATTGATTCAATCGATCAAGGAGCAATGAATGAAGTGTTTGAAGATCAGGCAAGCGAACTTAATATATTTGATTTTACTGAAATAGACCCATTTAGTGAAGGGGGTAGAATAGGCTAATGTTAACATCTCCATTCTATCATGCTCTACTCAAAAAATATGTAATTGTATTTGGTACTCTATTCAATTCTGTGTATATTGAAAGATTAGCTTCTAATGGCAGTGTTGCTCAAAGATTTAAAGTACCAATTGCATATGGCCCAAGAGAGAAGTATCTAGCACTAGCAGAAAATAGACAAGCTACTACTGATCGTCAAGAAATCATTCTTCCAAGAATGGGATTTGAAATGATTGGGTTTAACTATGCACAGTCTAGAAAATTGAATACTATTGGTAAGATCAATACTAAGAATAATATCAATGGTTCTAATGTATATAAGAAGACATTTAATCCAGTACCATATGATATCAATTTCAGACTTTCTATTTACTCTAAGAGTACAGAAGATGGAACTAGAATTCTAGAACAAATTCTACCATACTTTACACCAGAATGGACTGTATCTGCTAAATTGCTAGATGATTTTGATGAAAAAATGGATATTCCACTTGTTCTCAATTCAGTATCTACTGATGATACATATGATAGTGATTATATGACTAGAAGAGCTTTAGTATTTGATTTAGATTTTACTATGAAAGTATATCTATATGGTCCTGTAACTCAGAGCAAACTCATTAAGATTGCTAAAACAAATCTATATCCAAATCTAACTTCAAATACTGTATTTGATAGAGTTACCGTTCAACCAGGATTAACTGCTAATGGTACACCAACATCAAATGCTGATGCATCCGTTGCGTATTCATTAATCGATGAAGATGATGATTATGGTTATATTGTGACAATTGAAGAGTTCCCAAATGTCGAATAAAATTTCAGAATCTCTTGGGCTTGAGCCTTTAGATATTAGACCACCAGTAAAAACTGTAAATAGCGCAGAAGCAAATGACTTCGAATTTGCAAGACAAAATCTATATGACATTATATCTAAAGGTCAAGATGCACTAGAAGATATGCTAGATGTAGCAAAACAAAGTGAGTCTCCAAGAGCCTTTGAAGTAGCATCGACATTAATTAATACATTAGTAAATGCAAATAAAGACTTGATGGGTCTTAGAAAAACTAAAAAAGAATTGGAAAAGGGTGAAGAAAGAGAAGACCCAAAGACTGTAAATAATAATTTATTTGTTGGGTCTTCTGCAGAACTATTGAAGATGATCAAAGACAACTCAAAGGAGAACATTTAATGAAAACATTCAAAAAATATATTGAAGAAATCAAACTTGGTGCTAGAAGTTCACCAAATATAGATAATTTTATGGATGACTATCATAATTCTACATCAGAACATCCATCTGATCCACGGTCTCGTGTGCATGGTGATTCAGCAACTTCTGAACTATCACCAGTTTTTGGTAAAATTCATATGTCAGATATTCGTGCGTTAAAACCCAGGGGTGGCCATGCAGCTCTAGAAAAAATTAAAAGTTTAGCAGATAAGCATGGAGTTGCAATTTCCGGTCATGCTAAAGCATACCACCCATCCGACAAATATCCAA